AGAGCAGGGCGGCATCCGAATAGCAGATTACAAACTGCTTACGATAAAGAGGGTGAAGATAGTTTTGCATGCGTTGTACTTGAAGAAATAAACAGTAAAGTCAGTAAACCCAGAGCAATTCCTGTGCGTCTTTTGTACATAACCGCATCGAAACTTTTTTCCTTGTCTCTCTTGACCAGCTCTGTCGCTGCCAAAATAAGCACGGCATAAACCGTATCATCAAACGGCATTAAGTCAGTAGCAGCAACCAGCAGTAATGTTTTGTCGTAGTTAAAGGTATATATATCGCCATTTTCAGTAGAGCTGGGAATAGTATTCAAATATAACAAACCATCAATGGGCCGTATGGCTGCCAGAGAAGGCTGGCCGGTAAAATTAGCAGGAATAGGCTGGTCCTTGAATATTTGTTCATACCCACCTGGATATTCATGTATTTCCTGACCTGTGGTCTGATTAATCAGGGGCCATCTTATCTGAACAAGATCAGTCGGTAGCGTATAATCTCTGTCGTCAGTAACAAGTGTTATCGTGCCTTCTTTTAACTCGTCTGTCAGAGGTTCCTCGGAGGCAGAATAAAGTTCTACAATCAATTCGTTCCACGATTGAATAATTAAATCAATGGTGGTTTGCCTCTGGGAATCGACTATTGAAGCCAGCAAACCTGAATTACCCTTGATGTAACCCAGGCGTATTAGTACATCGTTGACTCCGTTCAGAAGTGTCTTATTTGTGGCCATTTATTACAACTTCCTTATATTTATTTCCTTTGAACATATGACATATAGTTGCCGCAGATACATTTAAGTCTCTGGCTATCTGTGCTTGAGAAATACCATTACTCTTCTGTTTGTGTGCCCATTGAATATTTTCTATAGTTAGTTTCCTGCACTTCCAGATCATTTCTTCTCTGCGTGTTGCCCACAAATGTTTGGCCGCCTTACTAATAGCGTCTTTTACATACTGTGACTTCTTTTGTCCCTTGAGCTTGGCAGCAGCTTGTCTTCTAATTTCAGGCGTAAAAGGATCACGACCTTTCAGTGCATTGCTGATTTTCTTTTTAGTCTCTTCTGTGTGCCTATAGCCTGAATTACTCTCAGGTATGGGTCTAATATTATAAACGCCTGTCTCGTTTTTCAGCTTGTCGTGCCAGTATTCTTCTCTGTCTCTAATGTCTTTACTGTTTATTTCTTCAAGTACAACGAATGCAAAACTATCTTCACCATATTTATCGTAAGCAGTTTGTAATCTGCTATTCGGATGCCGCCCTGCTCTTAAATTATAGAAATGCTGCTTACTCCTTTTCTTGAAGTTAACAGTAGCCCCCACATAGCATTTACCGCTTTTGATGTTTTCTATCTTATAGATAGTTGCCATTTATAACGCTTTCAGTATGTCGGCTTTTTTCATTCCGAAAGTATTAATACCCTTGTCTTTGGCGTGAGCTTTAAGATCAGACCAATCTAACTCTGAAGGCACAACCTCATCTACTGACGCAGCAGCGTTTTTTGTTGAAATAGGGTCGCTTGATTGTATGTCACGCTTAATACCGGCATCTACAAAATTCATAATGACTTCTTTTTCCTGCATACGGGTAATATCAATATTATTGGCAAAAGCCACACTTTTAAGCTCTTCCCATCCGGCACCGTCCCATTCCTTGCGTTTGGTCTGGATTTTTTTATCAAATTCACGCTCGTCTTCACTTAATTCTTTTGGTTTTCTGACTGAAAAACCACCATAAGGTTCTTCTGTTATAAGCAGACCTTCAAGATTGAGGTCTTCTTCATGTGCCTTGGCATAAGCCAGCATTTTTTCATACGGCATGCTTTCATCAATATGGTCATGTCCGTTATGTTGTAAAATTATATAAAGTCCTAATCTGCGGAATTGCTCTAAAGTCTCTCGTGAGTCTGTTGTTTCCATCACTTGCCCGCCGGCCCCTGAAATTTCATTTAACGCTTGCATCATTGTTTGGTCTCCTGGATTGACGGGGAGAGTTTTTAGCCCCCCCCGTAAGATTAAAGTGAAGTGGCCCCGCTGATTATTGCTCTGCCAAATGCACTATTCAGCACAGCACCGCCATGCCAGAATTTATAGGCAATGGTTTTGATTTCATTCAACGGATCGGAAGTACCTCCTTCATCAAAGCCTTTTATAATAAGCTCGATAGAATCAGGCAATTCTTCCATGGAAGCCACATAGATTCCGTCAGGGTGAAAATCACCCAAAGCAACAGAACCGAGAGCATCCATTCCATATATAACGGTTGAATAGATATCCACGTCAGAAGTACCTCTGAGGCCCGTAGTACCTTTAGTACCTCCGGCATCCAGATCAATAGTAGCATCTGAACTGCGGATAAATCTCACCCCGGTTCCTGCCGAAGCAATCATACCAAACTCACCCCTTACGGTACGGGTTTGGCCGGCATAAGTCTCAACAGACTTAAAACCTGGAAGATTGCTGACATCAAAGGCCACATCAGGATGAGTAATACCCCAGAATGCCGGCAAGATTGGTGTAGTACCAACCGCCGTTTCACCTGTAGACATCGGCATAAACGGAACGCTGTTATTTCGTTCCATTGTATTAACCACACTGTTAATCGAATCCAGTGTGATCTTGCTTACTACGGCACCGGTAGAAGCAGCACCGGCAGCAAAGACTTTAGTAAGATTGTCTTCCGCTACGTTCCTCTGCAACTGATTCAGTGAACGTCCGGCAGCAATGCCCAAAGAACGTACGATTGAATCAATCTGGCCCATAGGATTGAAGTGTTCAACTTCTTCAGTAACAACAATAATCGTCCCAAACTTCTGGACTTGTGCGGTTACGTCAGTCTGTGCGGAAGCAACAGCGTTACGACCACCAAAGAAAGCGGCGTTTCCTGTTTGCTCTGACAAAGCAGTAGTTGAAGGTGATACAGCATCCGTTCTACGCCACTTAGCTGTGTCGGAGCCACCCTTTCTTACCAAATTCGTAGGCATAGTGCCGGTAAAATATGGCGCAAGCGGTGTGGCCTGGCGTAAAAATGTTTGCTGAAAGATAGCATTAATCGGCTTTTGAACCTCAGTGTTCGTGGCCGAGATAATAGCAACCATAGTAAGTCTCCTTTAGGTTATTGTCCCCCTACCTTTGCAAATTCCTGTTTTTTGTGTGCCTCAAATTCTACATCACTCATTTCAGCGAATTTTACTTCGGTGTTAACGGAAGACGTTGATTTGGAATTTAAAACCGAAGAAACTATGGCATCATGTGTGTCTGTTGCGTCTTCATCAGAAATACCGTTTGCAAATGTTCTTAGCTCATTACGAAGCTGTTCTTCGATTGCCGCCCATACTTTAGGATTGGTTGATTTGCCTAAATAGGCATTCTTCAACCTCGGGTCTTCATCAGCTTTCATATTGAGAAAGGCTTTTACAAACTTTTCCTCAATCCCCAACCCTTCATTGATAGATTTAACTGTTGTAGAAAATTCAACAGCAGCCCTGTCTTTGGCGCGGGTCTCAAGATCGTCAGTCATCATCTTTTCGATTCTGTCAATCTTTTGAAGTTTGGATTTTATCTCATTATCGTCTGCAACAACGTCACTGACTTTTTCAGTATCTTCAGTTTCGGTGTTTTCGTCATACTCTGCTAATAGAGTATTTAGGTCCTGTGCGTCGGCTTCGTCAGATACAGCTTTTTGCGTATCATCAGTTTGCTCGACCACGGTTTGCGTTTCCGGCATGGTGTTACTCCTTTGTTTCACCAATTAAAAAACCCAGGATGGTATTACCCTGGGATATTCGTCCTGAATTATAAATCCAGTCTGAAATCTGTTGTTCGCTATCCAAGGATTCCCTGCGTGAGACCTTGTATAGAGGCGGGACCGGTATTAAGAGGTTGAGTTCCTTCAACAGGTCCTTGAACCTCGGGTCCTTGCGTAACTCCATCAGGAGCGAAGATGTCGACATCACTTATTCCTCCGTCTTTTAATAATTGCCGTGTTATTGCGTCATAGTTAAGCGGTTGTGCCAAACCGGCCTGAACAGCCAGTTGATTGAGTTGGACCGCCGCCAGTAATGCCTGTTGCCTTCCCTGTTTTTCTGCCGCACTTGCCTGCGGACCGCCTGCACCGAATACCTGCATGAAAACATCCCTGGGAAGTTGCTTTTTTGTAACATTGACAAATCCTGAGTATTTCTCCATATAAACCGTTTCAGTTCTGTTTCCCAGTGCTTCACGTGACATTTCATAAAACATATACATCCAGCGTGTCATAGGACCGTGTATTGTCGATCTGACATAATCTACTGTCCTGATCTGACCGCGCTGAATTTCCTGGTCTTTAGCAAAAGCCGTAGTATGAGAGACAGTTTGCGCTCCTAATCTCGGGGCATTTATTCCGGTTACATCCGCATATTGACCTAGTAAAGCAAAATAACCGGCCTGTAATGCGGTCACATCTCCTATCTGAAGGACCTTTATGTCACCCTGTGTTGCCATTTGAGCACCGGGGTATATTGTCGGTCCTCCCTGAGACTGGAAGAACTGGTCGTCCCTCTCATATTGAATAACCGGCTCGGTATTAAGTATAGCCGCCTGCATGAAGCGATTTAAGCCCTCTGAAGCCGCTCTTTGTATATTCATGCCCTTCATCAGCGGAGAAGTAGAATAAGGGTCTCCAATGTGCTCTAACTGATAAGGAACATTTAAATATGAACTATACGGAAGTTTTCTAAATCTAAATCTTATTACCCTCATCGCGGTCTTGACTTTGATTCCTTTACCTTCGGTCCCTATAATAACTGTGACAATAGCATTTGGAATAAACGAAGATTCCCCACTTGAAACAGGAACAATTAAATCACCTTCAAATTCCAGATACTCAATCCGACCGTCTTTATCGCCATCGAGTCCTTTTACCGCATCAGGAATCCAGCCTCCGTCTTCACTACCAGGGTCTTTCCCGCCTTTTTTAGCTGCTAAAATAACATCTTCCAATAACTTGAATTGATGAAAAATAACCGCAGGGCCAAGCACGGTGCCGTCTGCCATCATTGCGTCTTCCATATCATCAAGATATGTATTTTTTATCGAAACAGGGGCCAGAATAGGTATCCTGACAGAATTATTTGTTGTTCCTTTAGCATGGTGTAAAAACACAGGCTTGCGCGCTGTTCTGGCCCGACCTACACCGTTTCCGTATTTAATAACATCAGTGGCTATTAAGTCCCATGTCTTTCTATGTTCAAACTGCCTTAATCCGTGGATCATATAACCCTGAACATAATCGTCTACATTATCCTGAGTTATTAAACT